TAAGTGAATTTTACTAAGTAGGAATGTAATTACCTCATGTTGTAGGTGTTCAATTTCGTCTACTTCTGTATAGTAAAATTTAAATGTATGGATAATGTTTTCGGTTAGCTTAAAGAAAGCATAGTGAATTCTATCTCTATAAATGATACTTCTTATTTCGGGATCCTCAGTATTGTTATACAATACGATTGCGTCCTCAGTATCTTGGGTAAAGTATACTCCTGATTTTTTCTTTCTTTTAGCCATGTTTTAATTAGAGGTTCCTAACGTTGAATTGGTTAAGAACAGACTGGATGTTTTTAATTTGTTCGAAGAAAAAACCTACTTCATCATCACTTTTAAAGGAACCTTTATCATCAATTTCTTTCAAACGCTTATCTGTTACCTCAATATAATCTGAGATTTTGTTAAGATAAGTCATATATCCTGCTAGGATATCTTCTTGTCTCTCGTTTTTGCGTAAAAGGTTAAAGGTCGTATATCCTAAGACTACGACCAAAACCGATAATGTTATAATTGTTACTGTTATCATAAATTATCTAACATATTTTTAAGCCCCTCACTTTTAATTGTGTTTAGAGCTTTTGTTTTGGTTCCTGTTTTAGCAGCAGGTTTTGCATTGTTAGTACCCAATGTAAAATTCTTTTTCTGCCCATCCAAGCTATCTTTCCCTCCTCTTAACTTAGGCAACCATTCACGCTCAAATTCAATACGAGCAGCCATTAAATCCGCCTGGTGGAGGATAAATGGTAAGCAGGTACGAGGTTTTTGTTCTGGCATAAATGCAAACAAATATTTTTTATTTGCTTCATCATATAATCCATCATGAGTTTGGATAGCTAACATCTCATTAAATGTATACTGGATGCCATGAGATTGGAGCATAAATAAACCACGATCGGGAACAGAAGCAAATGGTACTTTAGTATTGAACATATAATCTTCTCCCAATTTTTCCTTTCTCCAATTATCAGTCTGGGGGATATATGATTCATGTTCTTCATCACCCATTTTACCCAGGTCATGATTAATAGCGGAGAACACCAATTCTTCTTTAGTGAAAGTAGACATATCTGCTCCTTCATCCGACCACAAATCCATTTGCTTAAGGGCACAACGAACAACACGATTTACATGCTCAACATAACCACCAGGGAATGCATTGTGGTATTCTTTTTTATGAGCAGCAGGCATCATAATGATACGATCCTCATATTTTTTATAGAAATTAAGTAATCTTTGTTTCCGTTCCCCAGTAATATGGGAATCAATATTGGAAAGAAATATTTCCCAATTTGATTGGATGTCTTTAGCTTCTAAAATCATATAACTTTTATTGATTGAATTCGTTTGGTGTACGAGGTTCACGTTGAACGTAATCTTTTACGTCTTGGATAATATCTCTAGTTTGACCTAAGATAGCTTTAAATTCATTAATGTCTCCTCCTCGGGATAACAATGATTCTAATTTAGCGATGTTTCCTTCGGTCATCTCTAATTTACGTGTAATAATTTCTCTATGTTGCATAACGTTATAATTTATATTCCCGGGTTCCTACCCCCCTTATTTCAACCTTATTTCTCTATTCTTCTTTTTTCCCTTTTCCCGTATCTCAAATATAATATATGAAAAAATAACCTCCAAGCTTAGTTTAAAAACTTCACAACTAAATCATGAATTTTTTTAAGGTGGGCACATTTTTCGTACTCCTCGAGTTCCTGGAAATAAGATATAGCGAATTTTAGGTAAGTATCTAGGTACTCGTCTGTGTAATGTATGATGGCTTCTTGGCAATTCCTATCTAAGATATCTACTTTAGAAATCCAAAACCATGCTCTATTATAAACAATAAATTCACCTGCTTCTTCAACATCGTATAAATCTAATTCTTCATTTTCCAACTTAGAGAAAAAATCCATAACTTTATGATTAAATATTTTATGGTTATGAATCAACTTCTTAAACATACCAACCCAGAACATAGGGTGTTGTTGGTAATTAAGTAGTTCCTCAGTCATTTGAGCTTTTTCCCTTAATGACTCAGGTTCTTCACCGTTGAATAATCCGAATATTTTATCTACATCCACGTACATAAATATGTGTATAACTTGTTTATAGCGCCTATATGCGCATACCGCGAATTATTCACATAACTCCGCGAATACGGCTATAAATATATATAAAACAAAAGAGGCGCATAAGCGCCTCTAGGTAAGTTGTTTCGGTTAAACGATTAATTAATAAGATTTGATGTAATTTTGTCTAAAACGCTCAAGTTCCATCATAACTCGAGCATCGAGTTTATCGATTCGAGAATCGATCTTACGATCTACTTCCTGAACATAACGTTCAAGTTGTTGATCTTCATGTTGACTACTTCGAGAGTAATCTTCAATTTGTTGTTCAAAGTTTCGAATAATATTTTCATATTCTTTAACTTTTTTATTTGACTGTAGTACCACATAGACTAAGACAATGTCTGTAACCAATACGATACCTAAACCGAAAGCTAAAATAATTTGTTCCATAGTTTTTAAATATTAGAAACAACTTACCTTGTATGGGAGGCAGGAATCGAACCTATCGCGTCACGGTGAAGGGTTACTTCACTTGCTCTACCACTGAGCTACTCCCATAAGTTGGTTGTTTTAGGACAACCATAACCTGCCTACTTTAGCCCCACCCTATTTTTAAGGAACAGGGAAACCTGAGCACCTGACTGCATTGAGCCACCAGTAGGAATCGAACCCACAACCTACTGAGTACAAATCAGTTGCTCTACCAGATTGAGCTATGGTGGCAAGTGAGGGGAGGTAAATGGTATGGGCTTCAACCAACTTGGCTTTACACTCCATTTATGGATCGCGAGTGCTAACCTCCCCTCGAGGGCTAGACTCAGTGCGGAAGATGTAGGATTCGAACCTACGGACCTGTGACAGTCAACAGTTTTCAAGACTGCCGCATTCGACCACTCTGCCAATCTTCCATTTTTATAAATATAATGTTAAAGAACTATATACCCTAATTTAAGTGCGCCTACTAGGACTTGAACCTAGGACCAATCCGTTATGAGCGGAGTGCTCTAACCAACTGAGCTATAAGCGCCTTTGTTGGAAGGGACGGATTCGAACCGCCGTACCCGTAAGGGAGCAGATTTACAGTCTGCCGGTTTTAACCACTCACCCACCTTCCATTAAATGTGATCGCAAAAGGATTCGAACCTTTGACCGACAGCTTAGAAGGCTGTTGCTCTATCCAGCTGAGCTATGCGACCATAATTAAGGGGCTTCACCTATATAGCGCGCTTTAAGCTTTAAGGTCCCAACCTAAGCAGCCCGTCGACTGTATTCTTAGGATATTATGTTTGTCTCCCCTTTTGTATTTTAAAGAACGTTTTGTACTACTGGCCGGAATCGAACCGGCACGGACATCACTGCCCAAGGGATTTTAAGTCCCTCGTGTCTACCTATTTCACCACAGTAGCAAGTTTAGGCATTAGCCAAGTTGTTTAAGTTCGTTTTCAACTGCTTGGATTTTATCCTTAATAGTAATCCACTCAGCTTCAACTTTTACTTTTGAAGGATTTTCTGGGTGATAACGCCACAATTCATCTTCAATGTTTAGTAGAAAAATCAAATCATTGACGAGATCAGCTTTCTTTTGTTCTATTTGTTCTTGTGTCATAACTTTATTTTTATTTAATATACAAAATAACTTTTAAATATCCCAATCGTAAGCCGCAATTTGTAAACAAACTAGCGGAGATCCTTTTGGGTGTTCTTTCATCTCTAACAACGCAGTAGCAATAATCTCAGCTGCTAATCCTGATTTTTCAATGCGATTTACCAATTCGCAAAATTCTGGGGTAAGTGTTTTTCCTAGATCCATATTAATTAAGTGAAAATGTGTATTTTTCGCGTTTAATTGTGTTTAAATCGTCATTATAATCGGCAAGCATATCCTCGAGCGCTTGATTATAACCACGCATATAAACAATTTCTCCTTCACTATAATCTCGAGATGGCATTAGCATCTCTATACGATTATCATCAATTGCTTGTTGTAGGTATTCTTTAAAATCCATATTACAAATTATCTCGAACAGCATTACCCATCAACATTTGAGATGTTTGAGCAATCCCAAAGTAAGTCCAAACTCCACCATTAGCGCCATTAAATTGAGCACGGCAACGATCCATAATAGTATCATCGAACTCAAGTTGACGACCTGTGATAGGACA